TGAATCGACAGCAGGATTCCAGGGGTTAAAACATAGAACAGTACTGCCGTAAAAAGAATCATAAACACGTTCATTCTGTATTTAACAGACTTTTTTAATTTCATAGCCCTTAAATTCCTCCCTCCACTCCACAAAAACCCAAATTCCATCTGCTGGGCATTCGGAACGCAGATGCTGAGAAAGAGCAAATTGTTGAACCGAAGCCCTTCCAATCGGCTCGTCATTGGTAGAATATATATCGTATATATCGGGCATTTTATCAACAGGCTTAGCTAAGACACGCTGTAAACCATTTTGTTTTGGAACTGCTACTGCTAATACCCTAGGTACCGGGACTACTGCTAGAGCAGTAGCCGGGACTACTGACTCCAAAGGAAACCACATTCGCCGTTTACCTGCCATCTCAGGAATGAGTTCCATCGTGTGAACAGGTGGAGGGATCGATCCAAATGCTTGTTCAATCGTCTTCGGATTCAGAACGGTTGTTGTAATTCCTCCTAGAAGACGCGCATCTGGAATCCAGCAACGCTCTACAAACTCCTTCAGAGTTTCGCGCCGCTTCGAATAAGGCTGCTTGTCAAAAATACGCTCTCCCTTCCACATCCATACATCCTCAATACGTAGAGAATGTTGAATCACATCCAGAGTCGCTATTAAAATGGATCCACCCCCCTCAGACACGGTTGGACTCACGCGCATACGAAGAGTACATGGGGGTCCTGCCTTAGTTCTTGACTGTAGAAATACAGGTGCTTGCTTCGGCAAAAAAACGAGGAAACCTGGCTCAGCCCTTCCATCATTTTCAATGACGTAGAAAATACCCTTTTGAAGCACCGGTTTCATACGTTCGGGATCTAAGCGTTGACGAATAATTGGTCCAAACTGAGAACAATTATTCACCAATTGTAACGCGGCATCTCCTTGCCGTTTCGGGGCGAACTTTTTACGAATAGGATTTGTGTCCCTGTGACTGTTGCGAATGCTACCCTCAGGAATAGGTTGGTCCATTTCTATATGATTATACCGGTTATTGTTTAGGTATGGTTACATGGGGTGTGTAAGTGCCCATACTTGCTTATGGGTGTAATGGTAAACTAGTGCAAAAATTAAAGCATGTACTGCCGCTACCATCATCTTTGAACCCTTTGGAGGAATGCTCAGCAAAATTCCAGGACTCAAAACATAAAACACTAATGCCGCATATAAAATCATTAGAATATCCATTTATACTTTTATAACAGATATAATTTTATACTACCCACATACGTGTTCTCGAGTATAATCATAGACTATTGAGAAAACAACCGCATGAACCGCCGCTACAACAAATTTCGTTGCTCGTGATGGAAACGTGATAAGTATACCTGGGCTAAAAATATAAAATAATATAATTGTTAAAAGAAACGTAAACCGCATGATTCTTAATTATATCTCAGCAAAGTTATTTTTACTCGTAGATAAATCGTTAGCGAATATACCACTCATGAATTCACCACCGTTCTGAGCAAAATCTGACCCAAACTTTCCAGCCGGTGAAGGAGAATTTACGGTGTCTCCAGAAATTCCAGATTGAACCCCCTGCTTCGTTCCTGTATTCGGCGGAGGAGCAGAAAACATTCTTTCAGGCTGACGCAGATTATCTTTCATAGGAACTTCCGTATTTGTTTCGGCAAGCGGATCACTGGCATTTTCATCCGGGACCCTGTTTTTCATTTCTGGAACCTCTCTCGGGGTAGCAGCATTGGGAGGATTGGGTCCACCAGGCGAAACTACACGAGGAGGCTCTGCGGAAGGAAACACCCCCCTTGAAACAACAGGAGCAGGCTTTGATTTTTGGAACTGTTCTACCGTGCCAGTTGAATAATACTTGTTTATAATCAAAGGAACCACTTTGTAAAGTATGTAAACAATTAGAATAACTGAAAGAATTACAAGACCGTTTTGAAACATCTGAAGCCAGTGGTGAAAAATAAATGTCAAAAAAATCGACATTTAATTTGTGATTTTCACTATTTCAATTAATGGTGTCCATGTATTTTTGGAATTTTTCACACTTAAATATTTATTTTGTTTATTCTCTATAGTATTTGATGTCTTGTTTGAAGTTTGCATCTCCGGAGACTTGCTTTTCGAAAGAACCACTGGTCCCCGTGACAGTCGAGAAAGATTCGGAGCATCTCGCTGTTTCAGTAACACAGTCTTTGTGCTGCGGTCTATTTCATGCCGATTTGAAGGTATACATTCAT